GTTCTAAGAAGGCGAAGTACCGTCGCTCCTGGCACCTCTTCTCAAACTACAACAACTCTAGCCGCGGCTTGTTTGACTACGCGAAAAATGCTCCCATAATCGAATGCTTTGTAAAGGCCGGCGAAGAGAACGCTACGGTTGCCGACGTACCTCGTCTCCCCTCTGCTCGTTCACGGAATATCGGCCAACTCTCTGCAGAATGGGTTTTCGTTCATTATCTCCAAACAGCGTTGTTGACGCAACAAAAACGCGACCACCCCGATTTCTCGTATCGTACCACCGTGCCGCAGTATGAATCGTGGTGCGACTCCACTTTCCAGCAATCATGGGCCGAAGCAGCAGCCTCAACCGATTTCTCCGCCTTCGATTCGCTTCAATACGACTGGCTGATGAACGAAGTCGATGCAGTCGTATGGCGCCAAGCGTGCGACTTTTTCGCCTCCACTTTTCCCTGGTGGACTGAGCTGCATACCGCCGCAACACTTAGGGTCGCCGCCACAACGGCTTTCACTCTGAGATACACATTCCACGGGATCCGCCTCATGTCAGCTAATGTGTGCGGGACACCATCAGGGCACGGACCTAAAACCACCGATTGTAATACCCGTCGCAACCGGCTAATACAGCAGTTTTTGATATCCGAGTTGGCCCCGACTCTCCGTAACTCTCCGCACGCTATGCTTATTACGGGTGATGACTTTTTCATATGTGGTCCCCGTAGCTTTATCGATTCCTGGGCGGCGGCTGCCACCGTTTTCTTCGCCCCCTCCAATACCCCTGGCATGCACGGCCTCGGTTGGGTCTGCAAGAAGATTTTAGTACAACGCGAAACTCCGTTGATGCTTGAGTTCGTTTCTAAGTACACGGCTTCTTTCAACAACTTCCATTTGCTTTTACGAGACCCGATGAAGGAGCTTCTCAACTCCCGCTTTTACACTGGCCGTGACGCTCGTTTCCTTGCTAAACCCTCCTTGCATCGTAACGCTGTCGCAGCCTCCAACTGGACTTTCGCTGAATCAGTTCCGCTCCTCGCCGATCTTTACCGCGTTAACTTATCTCGACGCCCCGACCCGCGCCTGGACTCTTATCTGTTAGAACATCGTTCTATCGCAGGGTCGACCGGAAAACCCTGGTTGAGGCCACTCGTTGAAGTGTGCGCCACTTCAGCTACCATCACCAACCTCAAAAACGGCACCTCACTCGAAGCTCTCAACTTTCACTCAGCTTTCACTCAATGCGCCGCGGGGGACACGCTCCATTTGCCGTCTGCTTTCCTCGGCGCGATACCAAGCGGAGCCCCCCCAAAACCCAGGCGTCGCCTTCGAAACATGTTACGGAAAACGAAACCCAAGAGCAAGACTAAACGGGCCCGGCGTGCATCACGTAATCAGCCGAGCTCTTCTCGCGCCCCTGACCTCTACGTCCCTAAACCTCCTTCGGCAGCTCAATCAGCCGCACGGCGCCTTCCCAGTCGGTACCCCGGCG